GCTCATCGTCGAAGTCCCACTGCTGGAGTTCTCGCCGGATAGCTCGCTTCTTTGCCGTGCTCAGGTCGTAGTTATCGAGCGACCACAGTACGCGGGTTTTGTAGGTGTCGCCGTCGTAGACCTTGGCCGCGTCACTGCAACCATGCGTCCCATTCTGAAGCTTTTCGGCCCAGTAGCTTTTGTTGATCTTGCCGCCGTCCGTGCGGAAGAACTCGAACATGTCATCAAGCCGCGCAAAGACCCACGTTCCCATGTCGCCCGTAATCATCAGCCGCCAAGGTGTCGTGACGATCTCGAAGCGGTAAACGAATGAGTTCTTCGGCTGCTGAAAAACGATGTGCCGATACACGCCTTGGTCGAGCTTGATGAACATCTCGTGATTGGCGACGTCTTTCAGAAACTGCGCTTGCGTCGGTTCTTTACGCGGCATCGACCATCCTCCCCCACGTCTCCCAATCCACCACGATCACCGGCTGCCCCGGCACGCGCAGCCACGGGCCTTTGCTGGTCACGGCCTCGACGGTGACGTGGACGTTCGACCGCGTGACATCGCCAACGGTCGGATGCCAGACGATCCGGTGGACGGATCGCAGGGCGGGGCGGGTGAGTTTCTCGATTTCCATTCGTTCCTCCATTTGGTATTCCTGAATCTGCCATCGCGGGGTGCGCTCGATGGCGGGGTCGTCGTAGGGGATGCGGTTCAGCATCGCGCGTACCTCGCCAGCCGCTCCGGGTCCAGTCGCGACCGCACCGCGAAGAATGCGTCGGCCCAGGCGGGGAGGTGGAATTTGATATCCAACGGGGTGTGGTCGCCGTACTTCGCCAGCGCCGCCTCCAGGGCGTCGAGGTCGGCGGGGGTTATTCGCATAATCCGTACTTGCTTTCGCAAGCCTCCCGTTCGTGGAAAATCGGGAACAGCTGCTGGCGGCCGCCTTGCGATGTCTTGGCCCACTCCAAAACGTCATCCATGAAATTCGTAGCCATTCCAGGGACGCACGGCGAAAAGAACGTGCGCCCCGTCTCGCGCTCCAGCTTTCTGACTTTCTCGATCATCTCGGGCCGACGCATCTCCCAGTTCAAAATGTCTTCCTTGCCACTGTTGATGCAGGGCGCGCAGCCAACCCGGTTGAATCCCATGGCGTATAGCGGGTTGACCTTTTCGCCGTGCGCAATGACGTAGTCGAAGCACATCTGCTTCGTCCAGTCAGCGATCGGATACACCAGCGGGCAATCAAACCAGTCATCCCAGGCGTTGATCGGCGAGTCTTTCCGCGCCTGAGACTCGTCGCGGCGCACCCCGGTATACCGAACGTAGTCCCAACCATCGAACTCGCCGCCGGGGCTGAAGACTTGTTTGATCCATCGGCGTTGCGGAACGAGTTTCAGCTTCTCGGTACAGAATTGCGCCTTGCGCGACGGAGGACGGCCTTTGATGCGGACCATCTCGGTAAAGGTCAGTTCGTCGTCGCCATTCAGCCCCTTTGTCTCAGCGAAGCCAGGCGTCGCCCACATATCTTTCACCAGGGCATTGCACTTCGTGATGGGGTGGATGTTCTCGCTGTACCAGTCGGTATGCGCCATCGTTAGCGGATCCTCCCACTTGCCAGCGTCCGAGTTCGTAGCGATCACATCGGCCTTTGGATAGCGATTCAGGACCCACCGCAGTGCTGCCTGACTATCAATCCCGCCAGAGAATCCGACAATGTGCTTTGTTCCATTCCCCATATCTACTTCCCCTCCTGCGCATCCACCCACGCGATTGCGGCGGCTTTCGCGGCGTCCACGTCGGCAGCCCGCCAACGCTTAACAAAAAGCACATCACCGTCGTACACGGTCCAGTAGGTTGGGTCCGATGCGCGGTCCACTCGTAGGAGATACCCGCCGTAGACAGCTAGGCAGCTTTCGCCTCCTTCTGTGTCCTCCCACCGCACCCCATCCCGCTCCCGCAACATCGCGGCGACTTCGCGGAGGAGGGCGGCGTCGGACGGCAGTAACATGCCATCTGCGATAGCCTCGATGCGGTCTGCTTTCTCTTCGTTCGTCATTTCCCCTCCAGCCGCGCCAGGGCGGCTTTGTATGCGGTCGCGACCGCGTGTTGATCGTTCGACAGAATGCGGTAAAACGAATTGCCGTCCATCGTCGGAGTGCCGTTGCCGATCTTCCACGCTTCGGCTTCCAGCGCCGCCTTCGCCACCTCGACGGCTTCCAGGGCGCTGGCCCCGGCGCGGAGGGCGGCGCGAGTGCGCTGGCCCATACTCGGCACCTGTTCCGCCATCTCCCGCAGCCGCGCCGCGTGCTGGTTATTCGGCTGCGACATTAATTACCTCCGCGTCTACCATCCACTCGCGCCACTGGTTCGGATAGTAAAGGCAGTCGCCTCTACCGTCCATGACGGCCAGCACGCAACCGTCTCGAATTTCCGTTACCTCTATTCGAGACCGTTGCCATTGCGGCCCGTATACAACCACATCCCCCGGCCTCGGGTCGGTGAGCGGGGCGGTCGGGCTACGCATGGTTGCCCGCCTTGGCGTCTCGAATAATCCGCGCCCACTCTTCGAGCAGTTCATATCGCACCTCGCTCGCTACCTTCACCCCTTCTTCCTTGAGGCCTTTGCGCCCCATCAGGTCATGCCATAGGCGCATCGCTGCGCGGTCAGCCCAATCCCGTTTTCGCTTTGCTGGTGGCGCGGGCAGATAGTTGTCCTTTACGCGCCGAAGCATATCGACGATGCCGCTCGGTTGGTACGTCTCTCCGTTCTGAATCAGCCATTCGAGTTGCTGTTCGATGCAGTTCATCTGCTCGCGCAGCTGTAGGTTTTCGGCCTTCAGTGTCATTGCGGGTTTTCCCCCTTCCCCGCCCGCAGCGCGGCGGCTTCGGACTCAATCTGCTCGGCAGCGTACTGGCGGCCCTCCCACATTCCGATCTCGAACGGAGCAACGTCGCCGCCGTAGGGCGTGGGCGTCGTCTGCCGGATCAGGTTCGCAACCTGCGTAAGCGCCCCTTCCGCCGCCTTCCGCTCCCGCTGGTCGAGCCAGTCGAGGGCGGGTTGGGTGTTCGGAAGGCCCACGAACGGGCAGCCTTCGACATGCCCCCAGTCCTCAATACAATCACCTTCGCCAAGGCCCTCAATGCATCCCTTCGTCCCGCACAGCGTCTTGCCGTCTCCCCGCGTAGCGATAAGCTGGGTCTTTGCGGCTTGCTCTTGCAGGTTCCGCAGCGCCTCCACGGCCCGAGCTTCCCCGGCGCGGGCCTTCTCCGCTCTCGCCTTCGCCGCGTCCCGCTCCCCCTCCAGTTCGGCGATGCGGGCGCGGAGGCACTGCGCTGCCATTGAATCCCATCCGTCATCGGCCCCGTTTAACGGGTCGTTCCATTCGTTCACCGACATCTATTTCCCCCTCGCCCGGTCAATCGCGGCGTCGCGGTCGGTGTCGCGAAGGACGAAACCATCGTCATCCACGAACCACGTAACGACCCATTGTTTTTCGATGTATGACCACCCCACAGCGGCCCTCCGCTCCTCGCACCACCGCGCCCGCTCGGCGTGTTCGCGCAGCGCGGCGATCTCGACGGCCAGGGCTTCGCGCAGGCGCTGGTCTTGCAGGGCGTGCATCTGGTCGTCGGTCATCGCTTCACCTCCGTCACTTCGATCTCGATCCACTCGACCTCGTAGCCTTGGCCTGCTGGGTTCCCGGGTTCCGTGCATTGGCATGTAATCCAGCGGGTATAGCCCTGATCGTTTGTCAGCTGGTACTGCGTTTCGCCATCGCACCGTTTGCACCGCTTCCGGCTCATCACTTCGCGCGTCACCGCCCCACCTCCGCCTCTTTCCACGCCGCAACGACCTCACCCCGCGCCGCCGCAGCCGCAGCATCGAACCCGGCGCGGAACCGGGCCTCACCTTCCGCCAAGGCGAACAACGCGCGGGAGACGGCACCAACCGCCACGCTGAGCCACAGGATCACGTGGTAGAGCCCGTCGCGCCCGGTGGTGCGGTGGCGGAGGAAGGGGAGCATCAGGGCGGCGCACGCGAGGAGGGCTAGGGCGGGGATCATGCGGCCTCCGTAGCGGCAGCGAAGGAAGGCAGCTTCTCTTGCAGCCGTTTCAAGAGATCGTCATGGTCCAGTTTGCGCTCCCGCGACATCGCGGCAAACACCTCCCGCTCGGTGACGATGCCCATCTGAATACACCGCAGCGTGGTGAGGGTCTTTAGTGCACTACAGTCGTGCGCGTCCTTGTAAAGTCGCCAAACATCGCTGCCATAGATCCGGTGCGTGTCCAGCGAAAACAACGGCGCAAAGTTCCCAGACCACGATTCCGGGTCAACCTCGGGACTCAGTTTGCACAATTCAAGGATGGCCGTGATCGCGCCGGGGTTGCCCTCGGCAACCTTAATCGCGGCGCTCATGAACGTGTCTTGTAAGGTGATTCTCGAACCAATTTCCATCTTCCTCTCCTCCTTCCTCCGCCCCGTCCCATTCGGACGGGGGTTGTGTGTCTGGTTGCCAGAGCCACTGGGGACTGGCGAAATCGTGGCGGTCGCTGGTGGGGAGGTCGTCGTCACCAAGCGTGGGGCGGAATGTTGTCATCAGCCACCGCATCGAACGGACTCGCCGCTCCCTCGATCACCACGCCACCGGCCTTCGGCAGATACAGGTCTTCCAGCCGCACGCCCTTATCATTCGCTTTGGCCTTACAACGAACCTCGACGCCTTCGAGTTTGGCGTTGATCTTCCGCAGCCAATCCGGCCCGGTGAGGTCGGACGGCTGACATCCGAGGTCGACCAGCCGTTCCTTGGTGTACGGCAGGGCATTCGGGCTGAGGAACTTCATTATGCTGTCTTGCTTGCCGTCGCTCATCTCCAGTGCAAACTCCAGGGCCTGCGTCTCGCGCTCGCCGAGTTTCTTGTGGCGGATGCCGATGATCTTTCCGTCGTAATACTGGCCGTCTTCGTACTTCACGCCGTCACCTCTTCAGCCACCGGAGCCTGTGCCACCGCCGCCAGCTTCTCGCGCAACGCCGCCGCAGTAGCCTCGCCCATGCGGGACTCCGTAGCCGCGACGACCTCATCAATCGGAAGTTCACCGGGGGCCAGAACCGAAACGTACTCGGTCGCCTCAGGCACATAGAACTTCTGGAGACGACCGAGGGCGCGCCAGTAGTACATGGATTCGGGGTCTTGCTTGTACGTCTCTTTCTTGTCGTAGCCGGTGCGCTTGGCGTCCTCTTCGGTGAACGACGCGCGGGCAGGCTTCGCGCCATCCATGACCTTCTCGCCGTTCTTGTTCAGTTCAAGGATGCAGCCCTTCGTGTCCCGCTGGATGAACGTCCAGGTATACCCGTGCCGCCGCATCAACAGCTCCAGGACGGTGCCCATCATCGCCGGGATACCGTTGATAAAATAGATCCCCCGCGCAGCTTGGAACGCACTCAACCCGAGTTCCCGTCCAAACCGAATCCGCATAGCAATATCGGCGGCGTCGAGCTTCTTGCCACTGCCCGACGTGCCACGGGCGTACATGAGGCCTTGGGCAAAGTCGGTCTTCATCTGAAGGGCTTCGCCGTGTTCGGCGCTGCCTCGGTCGGATGCCGAAATGATCTGGTCCAAGATGGACGACATCAGTTCAGGCTGCGGCTGTGCTGCCACCGCCTGCGCCTGTTGAATCTGCTCCACGAGGGGAGCGGTCTGTGTTGCCATGATTATTCTCCTTCCCCGTTACGCCGGGAACACGCGAAATGGACGGGAAACGGAAGGCTTAACAACGGCCTCGTATACGTCCGGGAACTTGGATTTGAGCGCCTTGGAATCGACGCGCATTGATGTTTGAGGCTTGCAGAGCACACGGAAGCCGGGAGCTATTGCGCCAGCCCGGTCGCCGAGCAACCCCATCGCTTCAGCCTTCACGCTATCCATGGCCTCCTCTGCCTCGTCGCGAACCTCGCGAAGTTGCAGGTACTCCTGCGCCAAGTCGGCCAGCGCCGGGATTTCGGCGTCGGTGTCGTCGGCGTCTACGGATTCGAGCAGCGCGACGCCTTGGCAGGTATGCCGCCATTCGCAAGACTGGCAGCGCTTATCGGACACCGGCAGGCGGTCGGGTTCGCCGTTGCCCTGTACCATCTCCCAGAACTGCGCCACCATCTCGCGAACCAGATCAAATGCTTGCGCGTCGAAGGCAACCTCGAAGTGATCGAACCGCCAGTTACTCGGTTCCAGAATCGCGAACGCGCCCCAGCGGTAACGCGCGTGACCCATGTACCACTGGATCTGAAGTTGGTACGAGAGCGGCAAGCCCTCCTTCTGGAACTTGCGGAAGTTGCGCTCGTTGGCCGACTTGGTTTCGAGGATGCCGGGACCGCGCGGGTCGTTGAGAATGATGCGGTCGGGCTGGCCGATCTCGTAATCCCTCTGCCCTTGGATCGTCTTGCGGCGGCGCACGTCATTGCCGGTCTTCTCGCAGTACTCCTGCACAATGAGCGGTTCCAGCTTCGTGCCGCGGATGAGATGACCTTTGAACTCCACGGCGTAGTCCGGCTCGACGCCGCGTTTCTGATACCAGAGCTTCCGGGCGCATCCGTAGGGCGGCGCGTTGACGACGCTGCCGATGTCACTCCCGCCGATGTGTTTGGTTCTGTCCATGTTTCCTCGTTGAGACAATACTGGGCCGCTGCGCTGCAAGAGCGCCGCTTCGTTGGTTTGGCCCCGAGAGGGCGCTGTGCCCAGGACGTAAGATGGTGCAGTTGCAGCTACCCTTCTCATGCCCACAGCGCCCACTCCGGGCCACGCCGGATTAGTTCCACAGTTGAAAGATATTGCCAAACAGCGACGCCAGGAAAAACCAGAGCAGCGCGTCGGCCCAGCGCTCCGAGCGGCGGAGGCGCATCTGGCAACGCTCAAGCCGATGCTCCAATTCCCAAGCGCAAGCCCGCGCTATCATCCGCCCCACTTCGCTGCGCCGGTCGTCCATCTCGGCGTCAGCGATGTGCCGCACCGTGCCCGCTTCAAACTGCGCGGCGCGGGATTCGAGTTCGTCTTTGCATGTCCAGTTCATAGTGTTCTCCTCGGGATTCCCCCACCCTCCGGCTAGCCTAAGCCAGCCGGGCCGGGTCGGGTGGGGCGTCAACCGTTACGTTCGCTACTTAATCCTCTACTCCTTGACAAATAAGAATGCCTCGTTACCCTGGGCGGGTGGCAGTGAAGCCAAGCAAGACCATGCGGGGCTTGCTTCGTTCCACTTCCTTGCGGAGCCGCTCCTGCTCGTTCCGCTCCTCGACCACCACCGCACCCTTTGCGATGTAGTGCTCGATCATGGCCTTGGCGGACGATTGGGACTCGATGGCGCGGCGGGTCATTGGCGCACCTGCCAGGCGAGTTGCAGGCCAACCGCAGCATTGAAGATCAGCACCGCGCCAACACCACCGAACGCCATGCGCTCAAATAGGTACAGGTGCGGGGTGGCTAGGGCGTGATAGCCGCAGGACACGCCACCGGCAAGCATGGCCAAGGCCATGAGGGCTACTACGATGGCCGCCTTCACCGGGGCCTCCCGATGTCGCAAATGATCAGATACCCGAACCCGATCACCAGCGCCATCGTAAACGCAAACTGGATCGCTTCGCCGGGTGGGATGTTGAGGATGGCGGCTGTCATGCGGCTACCTCCGCCGCCTGCAACTGCGCCAACCGCATCCGGATATATTGCGCCTGGGTAAGTTTGCACGCTGCGGCTTCCGATTCTATCCACGCTAGCTGATCGGCCTCCAATGCTACGGTGATACGTTTTGTATCGCTTTGCGTCATTTCGTTGCGTTCTGCGTCCATGTGGCAAGATTACGCCAGGTGACCGCCGGTTGTCCACAAAAATTACGAAACAATTTTTGAGCGGCGAAAATTCTTCCCCTGAAACGCAAAAAGCCCCCGCCGGTTAGGGCAGGGGCTTGAGTGTCTACGGCAGTGCGGCCGGAAGGGGTGTCAGTGCTTGACTTGGACCGGTGGGATTGGGTGGCGGCCATCCCCTGAGACGCAAGAGACCCCGCGCTAGGCGGGGTCATGGGGGCACGGGCGGCGGCGAAGGCGGGCCGATACCACAGCGCCGCACTGCGGGCACGGCGCCAGTTTGGGCGGCTTGCCTGGTGGCCGCTTGCGGCGGGCCAGTTCGGTTTCGAGGGCTTCGCGGGGGATGCGGGAGAGGTCGGGAAGTTTCATGCGGCACCGCCCGGCCGTGTGAGCCACTCGAATTGATCGAGTAGTGACAGGCCGCTTGGCATGGTCTTCTGCCGCCGCAACTGCTCCAACTTGGCCGCCCTTCGCCGATCAGACCACAGGCCACGTCTGGGCGATACATTCTCTCGCTCAATTGCCCGATACACCGCAGGAAAGCACTGATAGAAGTGCGTGCGCTGCTGTTCGTTGCTCAGTGATCGGTACAGGACGCGCAGGGCTCGGAATTGGCGGCGGGTCATTCCGCACCTCCCTTCACCGGCTCCGCATTCACCCACAGCACCGCGTTTGCGCCGTACTCGGGCCATCCGGCATTGGCCCATGCGGTGTTGGCCGATCCGGTGTAGATGTGCCGCTTGTCGCCGTTGGAAGCGGTCAGGATGTACCCGTCGTTACGCTTGTTCCAGCGGCGGCGGATCGGCGTGAGTTCGCGCTGGCAGCAGCGGCTGAGGGCGTCTTGGGTTTTGTAGTGCATTACGCTACCACCTTACGCGCCATGCGCTCGATCCGCGCCCGCTCTGCTGGCGTCAGGGTGGCCAGCAGTTCATCGCTGATCGCGGCAGCATCGCGCCGGGTCCACTGCTGGCGAAACACGCTCCAGAGGGTTACCGTCCCGTCGCGATGGAAAGTCGTCTTGTATGCGTCGTTTGTCATTTTCATCTTCTCCTCAGCCGCCTCAGCGGCTTCTCTCTACACCTCCAGAATACACATACTCCACAGTATGTGCAAGGGAAAAACGCACGCCCCAAATAAAAAAGCCCCCGCCGGTTAGGGCAGGGGCTTGAGTATCTAAGGCAGTGCGGGCTTTACCACGTCTGAATTTGGACGCGCTTCCATGCGCCGCTCGAAACGCAGAAATACAGATAATCCACATCCCCGGCGATGGTTCCTGCCGTACACGCTGCCGCCGCTGAGGCTGGAGTCGTCGGGCCAACGACCAGAGACCAAGGGGCCCAAGCCGCGCCGTTCCATCGGAGCAGTTGTCCAAGGGTGGCGGAGGCCTGCGTAATCTGTGACGGCGTGAACATCGTTCTCGGCGTCGGCACGGTTGTCGAGCGGATCGCGCGGATGGTGGTCGCGCCGGTCGGGACAACCCACGTTTCTGACCAGCCCGCGCCACTCGTGGGCGAATAGCGGGCCGTGTACGACGTCCCGGTGGGCGTGATGGCGTCGTTGGGGTAGAGCGAAATCGAGAACGCGCCGTTCGTGACGGTCACAGTCTGCGACCAGCCGGAGAGCGTTTCCGAGCCAGCGTAAAGCGGCTGACTCGTCGCCGGGTTGTTCAATGTCACGACGACCGTACCGCTCCAGTTGCCGCCCATGGGCGTTTTGATAGTGTCGGTGATAGTCACGGTCGTCTGCGCGTGCAGCATCGCCCCGGCGAAGGCCAGGTAAATCAGTAGTTTCATGGTGCTCCTATTTGTTCGTTTCCGCGTTGACCTTCGCCAATGCGTCGGTGAGGAATTTCGGCAAGCGCCAGCCCGCGCGGCCGACGTTCTCGGCGATGCTGATGAGTTCAGTGGCACAGAACCAAGTCGCCGTCATGGAGGCGAGGTCGAAGCCGATCGGGTGCGCTGCGACAAACGCATGGATGGCCGCGATCAACAGCAGCGCCACGGCCTTCTTCACGAATCCTCGGCGCGATACATCCGACGACACCGCGCCGGTTGACCACGCGACGAGAAAGCCCGTAGCGAAGTCGATGGCTTGCAGCATCAGGAGTGCTTGCAGTGCCACGCTCATTGACAGAAACACCCCCATGATTGCGCCCGGTAGGGCCAGGATCATCTTTTTCGCTGCGGTCATTCGGGCTTCCCTCCAACGGCTTTGGTGATGAGCACCTGGAACTCAGCGAGCTTCTGCATTGCGTCGGCCAAGGCTTCCTCGTCGATGATTTCCTTGCCCGTCACCCGCTCGACCTCACGGGCGATCAGCGGCGCTGACCATTCGAGCGTCCGCATGGCGTTCTGCAGCTTCTCCGGCCCCGCGCCGCCCGCTTGCTCTGCCGTGAGCACCGCGTTGTAGACCGTCTGCGCCACGGCTTGGAACGGCGGCGGCGTGAACATCAGCGCGATGGGCGCGGCGGTCTTCACTCCGCGCCCCAGTTTCTTCAACCAGCCCCACGCCATTACGGCCGCTCCAGGTCGTTGTACACGCGCCGGTAGCCATCCTCGCCATTCACGGCAATCTGGTAGGCGGCGTCGTGGACCTCGATCATCCGCTCGAACTGGCCCATGTCGTAGCGCAAATGGAGGTGGATGGGCTTGTCTGCCGGAAATCCTTCCCGGACCATCTCCTCGGCGTCGAAGTAGGTCTCACCCACGCCGCCGCCGTTGGCGACCAGCTTCGGCGTCGGCAGGCCCATGCCGTTCCGGTAGCGCATGGACTTCGCGGAGAGCTCCTCGGCGAGCAACCGGCCTTCCTGCACGGTCGCTGTGTCGGTGTCCAGCTTCCCGGCGAAGGTCGCCTGATACTTCTTCAAGATGTCGGGCTTGCCGACTTTTACGATGCGATCAAACATTTTCAGTCTCCAATGTTTCAATGGTTTCGGGTTCGCCAAACGTAGCCGCCAAGAGCCATATCTGCCGCATGTCGTCATCGGCCACGCGCAAGCAACCGAACGTAGGCCGCAGATACGCCCATGCCGCCGCCCGCCCCGGTGCCCCGCCGTGCAGCCAGATGCCGCAGCGCTTCGACGCCCTCAGCGCATCCCCGCCGATCGGGTTCATCACAACCACCGGATGTACACCGTAGGTTGACGCCGGGGACACCGGGCCGCGTTTCGAGCACTGCCACAGCCCCGTGGGCGTGTCGCCGAACGGTAGCAGCGGGTTTCGTGTCGGGTTGCCTTCCTGCCGTGCCCTTGCGTTGTCCGATCGTCCCAGGGCCGAGCAACGGTGGATAACCGCGCCGTCGTCGAGGGCGACGAGTTCGCCGGGGATGTCGCGGTTTTTGGGGAGGGTTGCGCGGAGGATCATGGCTTCAGCCGATAGTGCGGGACTCGCCGCACCCCGGCAGGCGTTTGGGCCTTGAACTCGCGCATCTCAACGCGACCGGCCGAAACGCCGGAAGACAGCAGCGTTGACGTATGGGGGCGGCTTAGGCTCCACGCCTCGGCCCACTGCTGGCAGGTCCGCCAGCCGTCCGGGATGGTTTCGACGTTGCCCGAGATTTCGCGCCGGAGTAGCGCGAGGGCTTCTAGAGCATCCATCGGACATCCTCCTTCTCGCCGTGACGGCATGGCCACGATTCGAGGTATAGATGCGATTGCGTGTCACTAAAACAGCCCCAGACCATGCCGTGCCCCCAGCGCAGAGTGTTCCGGCGATCTGCCGCATAGTCGAACTTGTACGGGTCCCCCATCATTCCGACGCACCACGCTTGCGCCGCCTCCCAGTTCCGCGCTATCGCGGTGCCGGGTACATGCAGGTGGGCAATGACGCATCGACCATAGGCCTCGGCGTGATCCCGGATGGCCTGCTCGTTGTACATCCAGCCGTGGCCCCAAAGCGTCCCGCCGAACTCGTGCCAGCCGCCGCGCTGCCGGTAGGGCTTGACGATTGTTCCATTCTCCCGATCTACTTCGGCCAAGTCGTTGAACAGCGCCGATGCTGCAAAGCGGATGATCTTGTTTGGGTGATTCGATAGCTTCGTCACCCGGTTGTCGTGGTTCCCGAAGCAACGATGGGTAGGTTGGTACATCTCCAACCAACGCTTGGACGCCGCGAAGTCTTCGACCAGATCCTGGTCCAAGTCTCCGGCCCCGGCCCCAGTCCGGAACGCGGCCCAATCGTTGATGTCGCCGAGATCAAGCGAGACGTCGGGTTCGAACTGCCGCTTGAACTCTACGACGGCAGCAGCAGCAACCGGGCATATCAATGGGCCGTGAGTACAACCCACGGCCATGATCTTGCGCCAGGAGGACATCGGCTACGGGACCGCCACCTTCGCCGACTCCCGCAATTCCGTCACCTCAACCGCCACGATCTCGACCTCGCCCAACACCCAGCCCGCGCCGGATTCATACGTTTCGTGGGCGTCGGTGTATTTCACCAGCGTGTCCAGGTGGCCGTCCTTGCGGAAGGTCATGGCGATGCGATAGGCGCGGATGGTCGGGTCGGAAGACCGCACCCATACCTGCTGGCCCTTCTCGTTGGGGAACATTGTTGCGCCGGTCGTCTTCCGCAGCATCGGGTAGTCGATGCACTGCACCCGAACGTAGCCGGTGGCCGTTTTCGTTTCGCGACCGCAGAGGTCGGAGGGTTGCGCAGAGGCCACCGCAGCCCATGCGAAGCACGCGGCCAGAGCGATGACCGCAAACGTGAACAGGTCAATGAGGAACGTCCGAATACTCATTACTTCTTCACCTCCGCCTTCGCCTCGGCCTTCTTCACCGACGCCGTGGCCTGGTCGAACTGGCACGCGGCAAGGTCGATCCCAGCGCGCTTGCAAGCGGACTCGAAGACCTTCTGCGCGTCGGCCTGGATGTCTTTCTTCTGGCTCTCGAGCAGCGCCAGCTTGAGTTGCGCGTTTTCGAGGGCGAGCTTTTCCTCGTTGGTGAGCGGAGTCTGCCCGAGGGCAAGCGCCGCAATGGTCAGTGTCAGTGTGATGGTACGCATAAAATCATTGCGCCTTTGCCGCATCGAACAGGGCCTTCCGCGCCGTTTCGATAGCAGTTTCGCGGGCTTTGAGATCGTCGATCAGCGGCTTGAGTTGAGAGGAGGGATACAGCGGCGCGAGTTCCTTCGCCTTCTCGATGACGAGGGCGCGGACGTACAGCGCGGGGTTCGCAAACTTCGCGCGGCAGTTGATCTTGTTGCCGTCGGCGTCCAGGTCGCATGCCTGTTCTGCCGCGATGGACTGCTGCAGAATCTGCAAGCCGGCTGCGGCTGGTGGGCCAGTGATGACAGATTCATGCTTCGTCCCGTCTGGCATTGTGACTACGATGCGAAGCGCGGACTTATCTTGGGCAAGCGCGAACGCCGCGAAAATTAAGAGTAGTAGGGTGGTACGCATAAGTCGTTTAGCAGGTGCCGCCGGTCTTGATGCCGCCGCTGAAAATCAGCGTGCATGTGCCGGTTCCGGCCGCATCTCGGACGGTGATAGTGTCGGTATCGCCAAAGTTTCCGTTGGGCGCAACCACGCCGCCGTAAACATAAACGTCGCCGACGTGAGCGTTTCTCCAACGGAAACTAGAGCCGCCTAGGTCATAGGTGGCAGTCGAACCGGGCGAAATGCTGCCGCTGATCGAACCGCCTGAAGTTGTGAAGCAGGTTGGACACGAGATGGTTCCCGTTGTCGTGATTGTGCCGCCGCTGATCGGGGAGGACGTGGCAATTGACGTTACGCCGCTCGTGCCGCACGTCTGCCAGGAAGCATTACCGCTTGCGTCGGACTTCAGGCAATAGCCGTTTACCGCGCCTGAGGAAAACTTAATAGCCCCCGAGGCGTCCAGCGCCTGCGTCCAAACAGTAGACCAGCGCTTAGCGGATTCGCCAAGTTCCGCGCCTCCGTTAGTGGCCGGGTCGATGGCAGATTGAACCGTGCCTACGCCGATGAAGGTTGTCCACGGTGCCGCCAACGTGCCGAGCGTGTTAGACGATGCCGGAACGATGTTCCCCGTTACGGTGCCGCTGATGTTCAAATTCGTAATCCACGCGGTAGCAAACCGCGAAGCCGTAGCGCCTAACTCACGCGTGCCGCTGGTTCCGCCAGGGTAGATATCGCCGTGCAGCGTCATGCGAGAAATGGCAATGTCCCAGGTCTGCGCCGCGCTGCCAGCCGGATTAAACAGGGTCAGTACGTTCGAAGATGGACTCTGCCAATAGAAGAAATTAGAGCCGGTTCCATCGACGTGGACCTCTAGTTTCCGAGACGCCGAATAGGAGGTAGAGCTACCGATGGAGCGAAACCCGACATCAGCGACAACCGCATTTGTCGAGAACGTCTTCGCCCCGCTGATCGTCTGGGTGGTGCCGAGCGTCACGCGATCATTCAACTGCGTCTGAATCGCCGCAGTCACGCCGTCCAGATACCCCAGTTCCGTTGTGGAAATCGACGTGTTCAGCGTGCCGGTAAACGACAGGTTCCCCGCCACAGCCAACCCCGCCGCCGTCACGACCACCGAAGCCGTCCGTGAAGCCGCCCCGTTCGCCGTCGCCTCGAAGCGCAACTCCGTGCCCTGCGCTGATCCCGGCGTCCAGTTCTGCGTGGCGAATGCCGTGATGTTCGCGCCGTTGTAATTAGTCCCGCCTGTCCTTAACCCGAAGGCATAAAACGCAAGCCGGTCGCCCGATGCCGGAGCGGTCTCAATAGCCGCCTGGATGCCCGCGCCGCCCGATGGCGAAGGCGTGCCGGAGTTGTGGATGCGGAGGCCGTTCACGTCCGCAGCACGGCTGAACAGCGTCGCCGCGGTCAGGTCCGTCGAGCCGACTGCGACGGCCCCCGCAAAGGTCGAGGTGCTACCGAACGTCGCCGCGCCGGTAGCGCGAAACGTGCCGGATACGTCGAGCTTCGCGGACGGAGATGTACACCCGACGCAGACCGAGCCACCAGAATTCACCAGAGCGATGTCCCGCCAAGCCACACCCTGCGAAAGTGCATTGATGGAAAAGTACGGCGTCGCGGCTGAAGCAACGAACGCCAGAAATGCACCTTGGCCGGGGGCTCCGGTGTCTCCGTTTCCGATGTGGAGCGTCGTATCGTCGGTATTCGTCCCGCTGTAAACCTTCGCAGTGGCTCCGATCACTTCGAGCGCGTGCGCTGGAGTCGACGTATTGATGCCCAGGGAGCCCGCCACGGTCGCGCCTGATGCGCGGGCAACTACCGATGCTGTCCGCGTCGCCGCGCCGTTGGCGGTGGTTTCCAAGCGCAGTTCGGTGCCTTGCGCCGAACCAAGCGTCCAGTTTTCGGTCGTGAAGGCAGTCACCGACGCGCCGTTGTAGCGGGTGCCGGAGACGAAGCTGCCGAAGCTGTAGAACGCGAGCCGATGCCCGCTGGAAGGCGTCGATTCCATCGCCGCCTGAATCCCAGCGCCAGCCGTGCTCGATGACGTTCCACTGTTGTGGATGGCGAGGACGTTGACGTTGGAAGTTCGCGCCAGCAGACGAGCGATTGATGTCGTCGTGTCGCCAATTGCGACGTCTCCGGTGTTGTAGTAGAGGTCGCTCCCGCTCACCACCCACGGCGACGTAGCAGGCGTGGCCCAGTCGCCGCTGCCGTCCGTGCCGGTGGCTGTCCAGACTTGGCCGATGGTGGAGGAGGATTTGAGTTTAATGGTGCCCACCGCGTCAAGGCCGTAGGTCCACACGTTCGCCATCCGCAGTGAGCTTTGGCCAACGTCGGTGACGTTATCCACGGCACCCTGGAAGTTTGCTGATGCTATAAATGTCGGCGAACTGACTGCGCTTGTTATCTCCGCTGAATCTGCCCAAACGGTATTCCACCGTCGCGCCGTTGCCCCCAACGACGGCGAGGTGGCGTCATTCACGGCGTCCCCGCTGCCCGTCGACCGTTGCGCCGGAAGAAGCGCCCCGAAGACCTCGAAGCTGTTACTGGGCGAACTCGTGAATACTCGCGTGTATGCAAGCGCCCGACTTCCCGCGTTGTCGCGAAGCGTCCAATTGCTCGTAATCGCGGAGGCGTTTACCCGCTGGTCCCAGAACCCACTGCCGCCCGACGTGTCCGAGATCTCGAGCTTCCGCGTGTTGTCGATGCGCGAAAACACCACGCTCGGCCGCGTTCCGGTCTCCCCAATCGCGTGGGTGTTGTCCGTCCCAAACCGTAGATCGCCCGATAGCGTCGTGACGCCCGCAACGGCAAGCGTGCTCGCCAACGTCACCGCGCCCGCCGCCCGGAACGTCCCGGCCACGTTCAGCCGGAACGATGTGTCAATCGCGCCCACGCCGACGACACCTTCACGCGGCTGTAGAAGCAACTGATTATTGACGCCCCCGTAGGCGTACGTCGTTGGGTCCGTCTGCCCGTCAAGCATCGTCTGGATGCCCATCTGGTTATCGGCAATTCGATAGATCACGAGCCGATCAGAGCCGGAGACGCCGAAATACTTAAAGCCTTCGACTTCTTGGTTGGTCGTCGTTAGGACCGCGCCCGCACCAGGGCAGGCCGCGAAAGACAACACTCCCGCCGTGGTGCCTGTAAGGCAGTGGCCGTTCGATGCGGGCGCAGCGGTGGGCAGGGTTAGGGTGTAGGAGGCGGTGGCGGTGTTCGGCGCCTTCAGCACCACTGCCTTCCCGTCCGCCCGCGTCGTGTCGAATTCGATCTGCCCGACAGCGGTTCCATCCGTGGTGGGGATGATGCGGATCTGGCCGATTTTGAACTGAGCGAGCAACGAGAACGGCAGCAGCGCCGTGATAATAATCGTCCGCATTAATCCACTCCCACTGCAGGCGTCACGCACCGCAAAAAGTCGCCGTTTCGCATCGTCATGAACTCGAAGATGTTGATAGCGCTGGCTTCGCCGTCGAGCGCTATCGCGCCAGTCCCGGCGAACTTCGTACCCCAGGCGACATTGCGGCCGGCTGTTCCGTCAGAAGTGAAAATCAGCATGAACCGCGTGCCAGGGGTCACGGCGTCGGAACCGAACACGACATCAGTAATCGTTGTCGTCGCCCGATTGAGTACGATTTCCTGGACAAGCCCATTAGCAAGGTCAAGCGTGATGCTGGCAGCACCAGCCACCAGATAGATGCCCACCGAAGTGCTCGACGGAGCCGCAGGCGTTAGCACGCCGCCAGAAACGGAACTGCTTGCCGCGCCGCCGCCGATCATGGCTTTCCAGTACTCCTGGATGCCAATGATGGATGTTCCACTAATAGCCCGCACGCGCGCCTTGAGGTACTGGCCTGCAACGTCGGTTAGGTACACCTCGTTTACCAGATAGGTGTCCGAACTCACGCCGCGCGCGGTGTTGGCTACGGTCTGCAACTGCCCCGGCTTGACCGTCGCGCAAAGCGGTTCCACGATCTGGTCGGTCTCATACTCGACCTCGACAACCGGATTCTTCCGCGCCGCAATGACAGCCTCAGCCGCAAGCAACGCTTGGACCTGCCCGATCTCCCGCTCAGCGTAACGCTCATACCGTCCGCTGCCGCCGTCTTCTTGCGTGATCGTCGCCGTGATGTCGCTGGAGTCTTCCGCCGTCACTACGTCGGCACCAAGTTTTTGATAGACGACGGTCAGCGTGTTGCCGCTGGTCAGCACGTCGCCCGCCGCGTTCTGCCGGATCTTGTTCGATCCGAACTCCCAGTACCACTCCCGGTCGGTGTCGGCGAGGAACTGGCCGATCTCTGCTACCTGCCCATCCACGCTGATGCTGACGATCTGGGCGACTTGGTTGGTCAGTGTGAACGTCCGCGCAGATCCGTCGCCCGGGAACGATTCAGTCTCGCTGACGATCTGGTTCCAAGGCACCCGGGTCAGGATCGCGTTTACCTTGTCTTCGCGGGTACGCCGGATGCGGAGTGAGCGATAATTGGCGCTGCTGGTCGAGATACTGAACGGTGCCGCTGCAAACGTGCGCGGCTTGAAGTACAGTTCCCGCTCCTCGTCCATCCACACAGCGAAGCCGCATACTTGGGCGAGTTCGTTGATCGCTTCCATAACGCTGGTGTTGGCGTCGAACGTCACCACGTCGAGCACAGCGCCCGCGTCGACGTTCGTGGTGCCGATGCCCTCGTTCGATGCGTAGTTGGTCACTAGGTCCACCACGACATCGCCCGCGCGGGTGGTGAGCAGGACCTGGTCCAGCGTGCCGTCGTCCAGGATGTTTACCGCACTGCCGCCGCTCGTCAGGGATAGCTGGAGCGTGCTCCCGGATGCGCCGATGAC